TAAAAGACTAATAAGTTTCTTCACTTCTTATTTAAATTTCCAAATGTAACATGACCATCGACAAAGATACCTTCATGATAAGCACCAAGCATCTTTCCAAGCTTGACTTTAATTCCTGTTGTATCATCTTCTCGTTCTTTACGGAGAAATGGCTTCTCTTTAGACAAAAATCTCTCTATAAAATAAATCTGGCCTTTGCCGGATACCTTAGTAGTGGTAGTCACTAATACAGATCCATCCGGCTTAGTGATTGAGGTTTTCTTCAACTCAAAAAGTCCTAATTTCATAGCTTTTTGTGTAGGCTGATTGTAGTAGTCTCCCTTTTGGCAAAGATAGCCATTTTCACGCATCCAGGAGAATAAACGGTTTTGCCCGATGTTCACACCGTTTTGCTGCAATATTTTCGCCAATTCCGCTACAAGACAAGAACGCTGAGAGGTTGAAACAGCATCAGCAAAGAGAACCTTCGGAGCATCCTTTTGGATCTTCTGTTCGGCCTCGATAAGACGTTGCTCTTTGCGTTTTAGTGTTTCTTGTGCAACAAGTAACGCACGTGCCATGATTTCCTCGGGAGTGTCGTCTTGTTTGGATGCAATATATCCGCCATGTTTGCGGATTGAAGGTAGAACTTCGTTTGTTACCCACTTACGGAATTGTTTAGCTTCGGGCTTACGGCTGTCAAGTATTGCATCATATAAACCGTCTTCATTTACAAAGTTAGCTTGTTGAATGCCACCGCTTGTTTCAAGGGGGTACTTTGAAAGTACATCCTTATCTAATCGTTGTGCTACCTTGCTGGGAGTTAAGTCTAATACTTGGCATACATCGGCCAAGCAAAACACTGGTTCATTACTCTCATCCATTGCAATTCTTACTTGGCCAAACTTTTCATTCTGGAAAATTTTAATGTTATTCATACTATCTGGGTAATGTGCCCCTTCACACATGGGAATATAAAAAAACAGTACCGAACGCTTGAGGATCTTTCGGCACTGTTTACATATTCCCAACTCTATGGAAATACTTAATATTTTCATGCGTTTCCTCAAACTGTATCGCCATTACAAAAATATAAATAATTTCAGAAATGTCAAATATACATTGAGAATAATCAAAAAGGCCTATTTTATCTCATAAGATGAAAAACAGAACTAAAATCAAGTAATTAGTCAGAAAAATTACGGGGATTATAATTTTACCACATGAAAAATAGAACATTTTCACAACATCCAATACACCCTCGCCAATATCGCACAGAAAGCGCAATACGGAATGTCAGAATCGACGATATCGATCAATGTAGATATAATACGGTCAAAGATTTCTTCTAAACGTTCCATAACATAACCAACAGAAGTCTACAAAAATCGGAATGGTACCGATCATCGACTTGTTCCAACAATATGTCCAGCTTATCGTTTTTCATTGTCAAGAACTGATTTTATCCGTTCTTCAGTAAAACCAAAACGGGCAGCAAACTTTTTGAAAGCGCCCATCCTGCCACCCGGAATAAGAGCATACATACTATTAATAGGAGTATCGCTCTTCAATGCTTTCTTAATTTCTTTATTTTTCATGAATTAACGTATTAAATGTTTGACCTTGTTTTTACAGCAATCACACTCACATAATAATGACTTTGCATATTCCCACGTCTTTTCAACAATATCATCACCGATATACTGTATTTCTTCACCGTACGGATCTATGCCGATGGCCTGACATATATGGGTAGCCATGTGTCCACATTCGTGCCTCCATGATTTAGCAAACTCCTTTGGGGACGAAGTAAGGGCAATAACCATTACTGTTTCCCGGGTGCCGAAATTAGAGTAAGTAACTCCGGTATTCAGGTTGCCGGAGTTTATGTTATCGTACGCAGTACGGAGCATATTACCGTCGCAGCCGATAGAGTGCATATAATCCAATATTTCTTCCGTGTAATACGTATCTACTGCGTAATACACCATGCAGTTCCAGTCATATTTGGATAGTATAAACCGTTGCCTTATCATTTATCAAAGCATTTCGTCCCACTCTATAGGTATTCCAGCCGCAATCATTGTAACATACCATCTTCGCATCGTTGTTCCATCAGGTGCGTCAGGATCATCAATCGTGTCTTTTACATACAATGCTTGATACTGTTCGTTCGGAACAGATGATTTAAGAAAATCGGCTTTGCACATATTAGCTACATATACGTAGTCATAACCGATCTTATTTTTAAGAGTTACACCGTATTTAGTTAACAGTGCGTCCACCTCGTCCTTAGACATCGCAGGCAGTTTTTCTTTTTCTCCGTTCTGACCCTTCCATTCCATTAAAGAAACAGCAAATTCACACATTTTCTTGTTGAAATGCCATCCAAAATGCGAAAGATATACTTCCATTTCTTCCGGTCTTCTATCTCTTATATCCAGAGGTTCTCTTTTCATGACTTAATAAGGTTATAGGGAGCAGATAAACTACTCCCTAATTAAACATTAGCGATAGCGTGAATAGCGTCCGGTACCCCGTACACCACGTCTTTCACCCATACCACCACGATTAGAATTACCACCTCGGCCATAACCACCGCGTTCACCCATGGTTTCTTCGTCAAAATAGCGATCGTCATCATATCTACGATCTTCATCCCAGCGTTCACCCATGCCCTCACCCTCGGAAAGCTCTTCTATGCATTGCATGAGCTTACCACCGTAGCGAAGCATCTTTTCAGCGTAGTCGGACATTTTCTCGACCTTGCTTTCGGAAATTTCAATCATCATCATACTTATTGTTTTTTAGAATTGTTACTACTTGCAGCCTTCTCAGAGGACTTAAAGAAATCAGCCATCATAGCTTTCAATTCGCTAAGTTCTTGCCGAAGCGCTTTGTTCTCCGCTTCCTGCTTCTGTCTTTCTGCAAATTCGGGGTTAAGTACTTGGAGCATTTTATCACATGATTCCATCACAGACTTATGATGCTCGACACTTCCTAATATCTCAGAAGAATGATTTCGCATAGCCGCCACTTCCGCATTCATAGATTCTCTTGAACCGGATATTACCATATTACCTCCACCTGGAAAATTTGCATCAGCAATATCAGACATGGCAGGTATTTTTTGAAAGGTAACAGTCTGTTCACCTACCTTGATAGTTATATCAACCACCATCTTAGGAGGTTGTCCATAAGGAAGGGGTTGCTGCATAAACTCAGGAACAGGATTAGATACTCCGGAAACGGAGCCGACCTCTATATATGGAGTACCATCCCTATGCAAAATGAAAAACTCACTATTTACTCTTAGATTCTGAAAAGGCATAATCAATAAACTCTTTAAGGAGCGGGATTACTCCCGCCCATTGTTTTAAACTACTCCGGTAAGAATTTGCAATGTGTTGCTACCTGATTCGTAGTAGCACAGATAAATTCCGGTACCGGTAATATCCGAAGCAGTAACATCTGCGCCGGCAATCGTAGTCAGTGCTTGAGTAGCACCGTTGGTATCAAAAACTACCGGTAATGTACCGGTAGTACCGGAAGGGATCGGCTGTGCCAAACGGAACAGAATCAATCCGCTAAATGGAGCAGAAAGGAACGGATGATTCCGGAAAGAGAAACGTACGTTGGTAGTACCTACGGTAACCCCTGTACTCTCCAATCTTGGAATACCATTCTTATTTGCCATGATAAAAGGACTAATGAATGCCATATAATGCCTCCTTCCTTTTATCCCCAACCATTAAAATTGCCCCATGCTCCAATACCATTGTAAAGACCATACTGAGCTGCAACGCAAGAAGGAATCCCTACAACCGGACTATAAGGCACCTTCGCTACTTCCGGCTGATTACATTCGATTTTTGCAAGACGAGCACTCAAATCATTTAAAGCTGCACCAAGAGGAGCCGTTGCCTGTCCGACGATCTGAGAGGTCATGGCAGAACTTTTAAATGTGCTATTCTCCTCACGAAGTTTATCAATCTTGTTCTGCATTTCGCGCATTTCAGCCGCACGCTGGCCGGCAAGAATCTGTTGTGTGCTATCCTTGATGGAATTTTGCAGATCACAAGTCTGACGTTGAGTTTCATATGCAACAGAAGCAAAGCCTCTTTCCTGACCAGTCGCAACACCGTTAATGGCATTTTGCAATGTGTTCGTTTGCTGACAGATCGCCAGACGGTTTTCGCAGCAGCATGAAGCAATCTGTTGAGCGATCTGACAGTTACCCTGCTGGATAGCATTGATAATCTGCATTGAGCTTTGACCAACCTGATTTCCTACCTGTTGCACCTGTGACATCACCCCATTGATAGCATTCTGAACCTGACCGATTGAACAGTTTAAATTAGTAGCCAGATTGTTGATTGCCTGTCCGTTCCCCTGAATTGCACTCATAAGTAACTCCCTTCCTGCATCGTTGTTAATTAAGTTAGGGATACCGGCTCCAGCAAATCCGCCACCGTTTCCGCCATCTCCATTATTTCCCCAGCCATTGCGTCCAAACAATGGGAACAGGAAGAACAGGAAGATTATCCAAAGGAAAGAAGAGCCATCACCACCAAACATACCGCCACGATTATTCATTGCAAGCAACAAATTGGGGTCAAGACCGTTTTTCTGCAATAAGGGGGCAAGCATACCAAGCATACTGCCTCCTCCACCACTCCCGCTTTCCGGGAATACGTAAGTCTTTGTTTCACTCATATTTAATTATACAGTTATAACACGGTCAATATTAACCGCATCACAAAGAACACGATAAATCCGTTGTACTTAAATTATATCGTTGTAAGCTCGTTGTAAACTGATTGTAGATTTGTTGTGACACTCCATTTACGGGTGCGGATAGAAAAGTTATTCTTGAGTTTATTAACGCACTGTTGAGTTAGCCCGGTAAGGTATGATATTTCTCCTTCTGTTATTCCCCTTTCTGTGAGCACATTTACAAGTATTGATCGGGCATCAACACAGACCTCTTTGTTACTATGAAACATTGAATATTCGTCTATTCCCGTCGTCTGACAGACTACCGCTACTACCTTTTGATACATATCAACAATTTTCATGCTAAAGAACATATTAGATTATAAAACAAAACATCGAAGGCACTGTTATTTAACTTTGAAAGCCTCCTAACAGTGTTCCGACGATGTTTGCCCGTTTCTGATTGGTAGTCGTATGACGGGTAGTGAGGCTTTCTTTTACTTCTTTGCCCCTAAAGAATGCGTTTGTTAATGGTGTTTCCTATGCCGGCCTTCTACCACCGGCAAATCAGAATATTATTTCATATTATCCTCCTTTCCTTTTAATGCAGATATACAATAAAATAAGAGCGATACATATCAAGCCGCCAAATGCCCATCCGCCAAGTTCTATCTTTGCCTTCTGCCATCTGGTCAACGCCTTTTCAACCGGATAAGGTATCTGAACACTGTCCGTCTTAATCACAGTATCAATGCGATTAAGATATAAATACTTATATAGATACCGATCCTTGTATGTGTACACTGTATCACCCCTGTCTATTACATAAATGCTGTCACGGCGGTACACGCTGTCAATACGGATACTGTCACGGGTCTTATACTCGGTCTTAATGGTTTCAACCGGCACGTATTGAGTAGTCCTACATCCAGTGAAACACATTGCCGACATTAGCAAAACGACAAATATCAACCGTTTCATAATACCCCCTCTTGTGGGACCGTCCACTCCGGACCTCTCAATATACTCCTTAGCTCGGACGAATCATGCCGATACGAGGTCATGGCATCTTCTTCTCTCAAGATGGGATCGATATAATCTTCATGCAGGATAACTTTCAACCCGTCAACTGATCTTCTTGCTTGTGCCGGGACCACAACACCGTGATTCAGGCACCATTCTACTGTTACAATTACGTATTTCATAACTTTCTTATTAACTTTAAGGAAATATTTGTTTGGTCTCCGGGAAGCTCTTTGTGATATTCTTATCGTAGAGGATTTCTATCTCAATAGGCTTATTGATGACTATTTGAGATACTA